CTTTTTAACGCCGCGGTACTGTTCAACTGCGGCCAGGAGGTCGTCGATCCAAGCGATAATACGCTTGAAGTCAGCTGCCTTAAGATGGCTGTAGCCCTCTCGAACTTGTTCATCCTTTTTGGATACTGCAAGTTCAAGTTCAGCTTTTCGTGTTTTATAAACATCTTCGTATTTTCCTAACTGGCTTTGCACCACGTTGTTGGCAACAAGATAGTCATACAGTTTAGTTGGGTTCTTGACGCCGGTGGCAACATCGTCAAAGATACCTTCCAGCTCACCGATGATTTCGCTTGTGCGTTCAGCAAGTCGATCTTGAATAGTGGGACGGTAGGCCACCTGTTCGGGCGTGGCAACTGCATCCAACACTTCAGGTTCGGCCTTGGCCACAACATCCATCACGCTGTCAATGATGAACTCGATATGACGTCCACGGAACGGCATGCCAGCACGATGTGCCATGATAAGGCTGCACACTGTCATAGGTAGCAAGCGATCGCCAGCACGATTAAACGCTTTGACTTCCTCGATGCTGAGTTTGCTGTTTTTTTGCAACCACTCAACCACATACTTCTTGCAGTCTTTTTGACTGTAGTAATAATTGTAGTAGTAGAAACTCTTACGCAACTTGTTGTCAAATCGCTCATTGTCCCACTCGGCTGCGTCAGCAGTCCACTCAGGTTCTGAACCTGTGTACTTTTCATCTGCGAAAGCAACTCGTGTTTGACGTGGTGCTTTGGTTTTGATCTTGATGCCTGCTACTGTTGCCATGAGTTTTCCTTAACGAATTGGGTCTGTGCCTGTGCTGAACCAGTGTGCATTTTCTTGCAGTTCTACTGCCTTACAATGCAACTCAAAACTCAAGTTTTGGAAGTATGTAAGATGTCCGAGACTCTCTTGCACAATTTTGCTTGCCTTTGCGGCGTATTTTTCAGCCTGCAATAACTTACGAGCAACTTGCTTGTCTGTTAGCTTTTTCATACACGTTCCTTTTTCACGCGGCCAATGCGGCCGGCTTTGTTCCAATCATACACAACGCCATCAGGGCAAAGCCCATCTTTGACACTGTCTACACCAAAAATCCCACAAACCTCAAAGTCCGCACCTTTAATGGTTACAAACTCGTCTACAAGTTTTGCGGCTTCCATTGCTGTGTCCAAGCTATCAAAAGCACCACGAACAAAACCTGTGTTATCTATTACTTTATACATGCCATTATTATAACGCAGAAACCATTTTGAGTCAAGTTAGTACATTAGTGTGGCCATTAGGTACCACTGCTCAAACTCGTTAACACATACTTCAAATTTTGCTGTCAGTTCTGTGTACTTATGTGTTACTTTTGACAACCGCCTACATTCTACCATTTCACGATCCATGGCAATGTAGGCATCGTTGCAGTTTGAGTAGATCTTGTACAAGGTGCTACGGGCTTTGATATCTTTAGTATCCTGCACCATTTTCAAGCACTTTTGCAGGTGCTCATAGTGTTTCATGTGCGTTGGGGTTGTCATGCCCATATTATAAACTCTACATCATTCGTTGTCAAATGTGGTAAATATACAAAACAGGACAAAAACGTGGCAAGACTCAGTTTATGGAAAGACGGCTTACACAGCAACGATTATAAATTCTTTGATCGCCGTATCAGCGAGATGTTTACCGTCGGCGGAACTGGTATTTTGCTGCACAAATATTTGGGCCCGATCACACAGGGCACCCAAGTAACAACCACTGCACCTGCCACTGTGGTTACCAATGTATTGGCTGTGAGTGACACTGCCAACATCAATATTGGTGATACTGTGACCTGCACCAATGTGCCTACCAATGCTAGTGTGATTGCTAAAAATGCGTCAACTATTACACTCAGTGCCAATATTGCAGCCAACGTTGCCGCAGGCACTACTGTGGGCATCAGCACCTATGCTACCAAACCCAGCTACACCAATCAAAGCGAGCAAAACATTCAAGATCTCTTGTGGATGGAAAATAGAGATCGCAAGTACGACACCAGTGTCTACAAGATGCGTGGAATTTATCAGCGCCAGGATCAGGACTTTGATCTTAGTCAGTTTGGTTTATTCTTGGCTACCGGTACAATCTTTATGACTTTCCACCTGCGTGACATGGTAGATTTACTTGGTCGCAAGTTGATGAACGGTGATGTGTTGGAGCTACAGCACTTGACTGACTATGACGCACTAAATCAAGATGTTCCTGCTGCACTCAAACGCTATTATGTTGTTGGAGACGGCAGTTTTGCAAGTGAAGGTTTTAGTCCCACATGGTGGCCACACTTGTGGCGTGTCAAACTGAATCCTCTAGTAGACAGTCAAGAATACAAAGACATTCTTAACAATATTAAAGCTGGCAATAGCACAACTCCAATTGGACAAATCTTAAGTACACTAGATACTAACTTGAAGATCAACGATGCTACTGTACGTGAAGGCGAAGCCAATGTACCATTTAGTGGTTACGACACCAGCAGCCTATACGAAGTTCCACTATTACCAGATGGACTGTTGCCTAATCAACCTGAGAAAACTGCCGACGACGTCATTGACAGTGCAGATGAAATACTTGACACTGCCGACGAAGATGTGTTGGCGCCACCAACTCCTATATACGGTTATCTATCGGGGGCTGCTGTTGCGCCAAACGATCTGGCAATGGGCGTTGGTATACAGTTCCCTATCAATGCCATTAGCGGTGACTACTTCCTGCGTACAGACTACGTGCCAAATCGTGTGTTCCAATACAATGGCAAAATGTGGGTCACAGTTAATGACGTACAACGCACAAGCCTCACACAGGGCTCAAACAATCAAACACAGTTGGGCACATTTGTCAATGCTTCAGGTACCTTTACCAATGATCAGGGACAACAGGTTCCTGTACGACAAAGCCTTAGCACAGCTCTTACTCCGAAAGCAGATAATTAATGTCAACCCCTTCAAATTACTTTTACGACGGACAGGTACGTAAATTCATTAGTCAATTTATTAGATTGGTGTCGGACTTTTATGTGGAGTTTGGCAAAGACCGTAACGGAATTACTAGTCTGCAACGTGTGCCGGTCATGTACGGAGATCCAAGTCGCCAGGCTGCACAGATTATCCGCAACAATAGCGAAAACACCATCAATGCTGTACCAGCCATGGCAGTCTATGTTGGCGGACTAGAATACGATCGTGATCGAGTGCTAAACCCTTACGTTGTCGAAACCATGCAGATACGTCAACGTGAGTTCGACCCCGTGACTGGTACTTATGGCAACAAACAAGGAGCATCCTATAGCATTGATCGATTAATGCCTGTGCCTTATAAACTGACACTAAAGATGGATGTGTGGACCAGCAACACTGAACAAAAACTTCAGTTAGTTGAACAGATTGGTGTGTTGTTTAATCCAGCATTGGAAATACAAAGCACAGACAACTACATTGACTGGAGCAGTTTGAGTGCCGTATTTTTAACTGACACAAACTGGGATAGCCGTAGTGTGCCCACAGGCGGCGAAGAGCCTATCAGTGTGTTTACCTACACATTTGAAATTCCTATCTGGATCAGCACCAGTGTCAAGGTCAAGAAGATGGGCGTTATACAACAGGTCATCACCAACTTCCAAGATCTCAGCACATTAGAAAGTCTAGGCACTCAACAGGTGATCTCTGTACTGAACTATGGCGTGCTGCTGAACTCCTATGTTACCGGTGGTACTCCTTACTATACATTAAAATTACTCAAACCCGAAGACATAGCAGTTTACAATGAATACGGAGTAGATGGAGTAATTGGAACTAGACGTGCTTGGGCACCTCTACTGGACGAGTATGGTAATTTTATATCTGGGTCAACTGAGATTCGTTTAAGTCAACCAAATGGCAGCGAGATTGTAGGCACTGTGGCAACTAATCCTGCAGATCCCAGCACCTTGCTCTACACACCATTTGGTGATACACTACCTGCAAATACTCTGAATCCTATCAACGCTATCATTGATCCACAAAATGTCAATGTGGGCAGTTTCTTAACTAACCCAGCAACCGGAACTCGTTATTTGTTGATCAATGACATTGGTGATTACAGTAACTCCAACGGTGCTTTGGCTTGGCGTGGTACTGACGGACAAGATTTGGTTGCTCACGCCAATGATATTGTACAGTACAACGGAGTACATTGGACAGTATCGTTTGACAGTGCTAACGAAAATAGTTTACAATATGTTACTAATCTAACAACCGGTATTCAATATAAATGGCAAGACATGCAATGGACAAAGAGCTACGACGGAATGTACAATCAAGGCGACTGGATGCTGGTACTCTAATTGGCGCTGGTGCGTTGATTTACTGTCGAGCAACTCACAGATATCTTTTTTTACTACGCAACGATGGTGCTCACAGCGGCACCTGGGGTCTTGTGGGCGGTAAGATTGAGCCCAACGAAACTGTGGTTGCTGGATTAACTAGAGAAATAGCCGAAGAGTTAGGTGGCATTATTGCGGATGCTAAACTAGTTCCTATTGAAAAGTTCACCAGTGATACAGGTAAGTTTGAATACCATACCTATGTTATACGAGTTGACGAGGAGTTTGCTCCGGTACTAAATCGAGAGCATAGAGGCTACTGCTGGGTACCATTGGATGATTACCCTAAGCCCCTACATCCTGGAGTATGGCGCAGTTTCAAATTTGCCAGTGTGATTGACAAGATCCGCACCCTTGAAAGTTTATAAGTCTACTTCTAGAGTAAAGTCTCTGAAGTCAATTTGACGCAGGTTAAGTTGGTATTTCCAACTTTCGGGCATGTAGTAATCCTTAGATGGGCTTACTCGAACAAAGTCAACATCAGAATACAATTTCATGACCTGTAGCATAGTCTTTTCGAAGTAGGCTTCTGTGGTCAAACTTTCAACAGAAGGGTAGCCACGTGTGCCTGCATACACGTTGAATTGACGAGTGGTATGTCCACTGTGCTGGTCAAAGCCCATTAGATAAACTGTACGGTGTCCATCAAAGCAGGCAAGATATGCTGCGGTAGCACCCATGTCCCAGTTAGGTGCTTGCGGCACGTTGTAGAACTTGCCGGGATAGCTCAGGACCATGGCATTGGTACCATACACAATGGTTTGGTAGTTATAGCCTTTTTCAATAATCTCTTGCGCCATTTCATCGTTGGCTACAACAAAGTCAGGTGTATAGTCACGTAAGATAGCATTACAACCGTAAGTCTGTACTGCACCTGCTGCCAACAATCCGCCTTTGTGATTGTCTAGTAACTGGAACAAGTTGCCATTGGGATATAGTTCAGTACGGCTAGGACCATTGCCCAACACTACTGCACGGTTGGATATTTGTCGATTAGTAACTGCGCTAGGCACATATTCAGCAGTTTTGACCCATGCACCTCCGGTGTAGTTCAACTCGCGAAGTATTTCTTCACCTACATAGTTGCTACGGTACATTTGTTTAATTTTTTGCATTAGTGTTTCCCAACCACCACTTCGATGGTTTCTATTGTGTCTGTATTTATTGCGGTCAGTGCTTTACCAATTACACAGCCTGGTACAAATTTTTTATTGTCAATGGCCTGTGCAACTCCTGGAATTGTGCTGGTCACTAATACTGCACCTTTGGCTACAGGGCCCTTTACTTGGCAGGGTACACGTCCTTGTAGAGCGATTGGCAGGCCGTTAGAGTCACTGTTCATCAAATAGGCAGGATCTGTAGATACTACTCCTGCTACTGCGCTGTCATGGTCTACTGTAGAGATAGTAACTTCTGCTGTGCCGCCAAATACAACTACTGTGCCTGGTGCATAGGTGGCATCGGCTGTATAATTTTCTGCCAAGTCAGCGTACAAGGCATGTGTGCTTGTGCCATAAATGTTACCAAACCAGTTGGTAGTAGATCCAAGGTTAATGGTTACGTTTGAACTGGGAATAATACTGGTTGTGATAGTACCACCAGTAAATGTACCGCCACTGCTGAATGCTACACCGTTGGCGTAGAACACACCGTTGCTGACAACCAAACTACCATTAACTGCAAACACGTTGGCACTAGGGTTGAAAGTTAGACTGGGACTAGCAAACTGGCTAGTTATTCTACCGGCAGTGGTATTATACATCCCAACGTAGAAATTGTTGGGATCTGTAACTGCTGGTAAAATCTGTGTGCTACTGGAGACCAGCATTGCGGTCTCCTTTTAGGCCTGTGCCTCAGTCCAGCTTAAACGTGCAACCAAGTTAGCAGGGAA